ACATTTAATTTTACTGTTGCGTAAGTATTAGCAGAAGATAAGGCTACACTAAATATTAATTTATCCATATAAAAAGTATATCCAGCAGGTACTGTCCATAAAGCTAATTGTGTTTGATTACTTGTATTTAAATTTGCATAAATATTACCTGTAGGTACTCCACCTGATGCACCTGTTTGACCAATATAAATATCTCCTGCAGCAGTTCCACCTGAACCTACAGTTACCACAAAAGCTCTGAATATTCTTATCCAAGTTAAACTAGCTCCTACTCTTACTTGAGTTTGACCATTTAAAGTTACTGTTTCTTCTTGTAATTCCCAATTAGCATCTAGTCCAAATACTTTAACAGTTCTTGCACCTGTTCCAGCACTAGTATCATTTGCATCAGTTGAACTTATATAAACTGCTTCCGCTGAAGTTGGGTAAACATAAATTCCACCTTGTGTCCAAACAGTTTCTTCCGTGTTGCTAATTGCAGGATTATCTCCAAATTTATAAAGAGCATTAACACCAGGTATCTTACCTGCTGCAACATCTAAACCAAAAGGTAGTTCTCTATTTACATTATTACAACTCATATTACCTCGAAATAAACCAAGAAAATCTTTCGACTTCTTGTTTTAATTCTTCTTGAAAAGAAGTGTTTAATTGATCTTGAACTGTACGAATAGCTTGAGCTATCTGTCTTTGGTTTTCTTGTCTATATTCAGGAGTAGGTTCAGGGATACCTGCATTAATCTTAGCCATGTAATGCTGCTCCTCTTTCTCTTGAGGAAAACCCTGGAGAAGAAGTTACTTGTCCTCTATTTCTGTCAGGTATACTTCTATCTTGACCACCTTGAGCATTTTGAATCATTCTCATTTGCTCCATACGTTGTTGATCTGCAAATGCATTTTGTTGTTGACGTTGTAAAGTTTCCGCAGCTTTTTGTTCTCGTTTAGCAGCCAAGTATTCTGCCATATTTGCAGATCTTCCAAATAAACTTGATTGCATTTTTGTATTTATATTTTGTATAGCTCCGATAGGACTAATTTCTGGGCCACCCATAAAACCAGATGCTAGACTAGCTAAACCTACAAACTGGTTTCCAGGAATTACAAAATCTAATGCTTTTCCTAAAAATTTTGATTTCAACCCTTCATTACCTATTTTTTTTAATGCATAATTTCTTATTCTGTCTTTTGCTACATTAGTTGCTAGTTCTTTCAAAGTTGGTAACTCTACAGGACCTGGTTGAGGTGTCAAATTTAAATCTTGATTTATCATTGCTGGTTGTTGGTCTACAACAGAAAAAGAAGGTACATAACCTTCAAACCCAGGTTGTTGATAAATAGCAGCTAATCCATTTGGTTGTTGTGCCATTGCAACATTGTTAGCATAATCATTTAAAAATATTTCGTCCATTATCCTCTCATTCCATCAGGTTGTACATCTGCTCTAAACGTACCAAATCTCCAGTTTTGATCTGTTGAGGTGTTTGCAATTTTTAAACTAGCAAACCTAGACCTAGCACGGGTATCTATTTTATCAGTTGAACTATTTACTGTAAAGGGTCCGAGAGGTGAAGAAGTTGCACCATCTGCTGGATAGTCTCTTAAATTTATTGTTATTTGTGCATCTCCAGTTAATAATTTAAAGTCTGGTACAAACCTTCTCATACTAATAAAGACTTCTCCCTCTCCTAGATTAAAATCACCAGATTGAATAAATGCGGGTATTGCCGTTTTAACTCCGGTTGCACTAACTTCATTATTACCAACTTCATGAGCATAATAAGTAGATGCCCCATTAACATTAGTTACGCCTTGTATAGTTGGATAAGTTGGAATTCCTGTTGCATTAAATTTAGTAGCATATGGGTTATCATACAATGTAGCATCTGCCCACGAAGTTCTATCCATAGAACCTGTAGTCCAAACATTTTCTTCGTAATTATAAGATACCACTCTATCAACTTCTTCTGATCCTGATTTAGGGTAGAACCAATTAATTTCACTGTATAAATGATTCAAACCTGCGTAAACAACTTCTCCAGAATTATAATCAATACCAAGATTGCTACCTTTATTAGTAAATACAAAATCTTCAACTAAACAAGGAACAGCTTTTACAGTTCCATCATAAACAAAGAAACCACCTGCTTGACCCATCCACCATACAGCACCGTTAACATATTTAATTGCATGTTGACCAATAGCACCACAATTACTTCCTACTTGTCTAATAGAAAAAGTAAAAGGTGGTCCTACAAATTGCATAACATAGGCAGAGGTATCTGTTAATATTAAAATGTAATCTTTAGCTTTTGCTGCACCTACTATCTTAACACCTGAATCTAACCTAAATGTTCCTGCAGTGTTAACTGATGTTGGTGTGTAATCTGAAATATCTTCTTGATCAGAAAATCTAATAAACATTTTATCTTGTTTTGTTGGATCACCAATTACAGTTTCAGTTCCAAGTACAATTAAATGTCTATCTCTTTCAGAGACAATCGACATAACGGATTTTGTCGGAGCACCACTTACAATAGTTGCTCTTGTTGTTAAAGCATTAGGATCTAAATTAATAGGACTCCATTTAAATGTCTTACCGTTTTTAACAGTTGCAATAAGTATTTGACCAAAATGATCTAAAGACCAAGATCCAGGATCTAATGCAACTGTAGAAGTGCTTGATGCCTCGCCCCAACCACCCGCACCCCACGTATCTGTACCCCAACCATAACCATAAGTTTGTGATAGTGGGCCAACAGTTGCGTAAGGATTTATATCAGCAGAGCCACTTGCAGATGTTGTTGCAGTTGCAGCAGCAGCCATAGTAATTGTAAAAGTGTTTGCATCGGGTGCTGTTACTACCTGAAAAGTGTTTGTTTCAAAATCAGCAGCCACATACCCTGCACCTGAAGGTGGTGTTACATTTGTAAAAGTAAATAAATCTCCTGCACTCAAACCATGAGATGTATAGTTTACAGTGACCGTTGCGGATGTATCTGTAGTATCGAATGTTGCACCTGTAAGTGATGTATCAAGAGGAGTGATATCATAAAATGCGCCTTCGTAATAAATAAATAATCCTTTGTTTGTACCAAGAGCAACATATCTTCTTCCATCCAAGTCAGCCCAAACTAACTGTTCTCTTACAGCTCCAACTAAAGTAGAACCAGTTATCTGTTCCCAACCACCAATTTTTTCTGGTAGACCATATCTAAATCTAACAAAGTCACCATCTGTCCATTGCCCTTCGGCACCTGTTTCAGTAACTTGTTTGTTAAATCCTGGTCTTATCTGTACATTTGTTAAAGGCATAAAGTATTATACCATTTACAACAAGTAATTTATAGTTAATACTATATTAATTGGTTCATCGGTTTGAGTTGCGCCAAAATGAGCTATATTTGTTGGTAAAGTTAATAACCTATTTTCTTCACATTTTATTATTTTTAAGCCAGATATATTTACACTGGCATTTGATGTATTTAAAAATAATATACTTTTCATACTTTTATCATAAATATCCTTCGAATTAGCAACTTCTGACTCCACTGCTTTATCAGTTTTAAGTGTCATTAGTATTTGAGAATCAATTAAAGTAGACACCTTTAGGTTTTTATTTAAAGAATCTAAAATGTAAATAAAAGGGCTTAATTTATTTTTTTCTTTATCATATAGGTGGTGAAAAAATACTCCAGGTGATTTAATAAACCATGGAAAATCAACTCCCCATATGGTTTTTTGAATTTTAAAAAATTCTTCATTATTTAAAAAATTATTTGTTACTTGAATCATCTGAAAGATCTATACTTTGGTCTCCACTAGTTTGCATGTTTTTTACGTCTTCATTAAAATTAATATTAAACTCCATAACAATTTTAACTAACGTATTACCGAAGTGTCTTAAAAATTCAGGACTAAAATGAATTTTTTTATTTTGAATAATTATTTTAATTTCTTCATCACTAAAATGTAAATCACAGGCTCCGTCTTTTTTATTTTGAATAAACTTCATTTTCTTTCTATTCCCCAAAATTTTCTACCATCCATATGTAAATCTTTATAAGGGCCGTCCTTATATACATAATGTAAAAAACATTGTGCTGCCCAATCCCCCAAAAACTCATCTCGTCCATGTTCTATTTTAGGACCAAAATAAATTACTGCATCACCTGGTAAAATATTCACTTCTTTATCACCCATTAATATTGGCCAATCTACACCACAGTTCCCTAAATTTGTAGTAACACTTACTTCACATGAGGGCCTGTCAGTATGTTTATCTAAAGTTGCGTACTTAGTATACATCCTCCAGTATGAATAGGTTGGTAATAATTTTTCACCAACAGCTTCTTCAATAAATTTTTGTTTTAATAATAATAAAGAGTCCATAATGGTATCTCCGTAAAAATAAGTATCTCTGTTATGAGATATAGGGTGAGAATCAAAATTATTTAAATTAGACCTATGTTTTATTTCACAATAAGTAGAAAAAAGTTGCACTTCATTTTTAGTTAAAAAATTTTTTATGTGTTTATAATTTAATTCTTTTAAAGTGCCCATAAAACCATCGAGTATCTTGTTCCTTTAGTAACTGGTTGCACTGCATGAGGGTACATGAAATTGCTTGGCCAAATTATAAGTCTATTGGATTTTTTATCTATTTGAAGTATTTTATTTTCTTTCCATATTTTAAAATGAAGATCTCCACCCTCGTAATCATCGTTTATAAAATAAATCATACTTAGCGTTCTAGGTATTGCAAAGCCATGATCTATATGAAATTTATAAAAACCTCCAGGAACATATTTTAATATTTGAATGTCGTTTATTGTAACTCCAAAATTTATTTCTAAGTCTTTTGCATATTTTTTAATTTTTTCATTAACCATATATTGTATATAGTTTGTCCAATGAACAACACTAAAGCTTGAATCATTTAAATTACTACAGTAATAAGTTTCAACATTTCGAACTTTTTTATCAACCTTCGTTGTACCATCCTCTTTAACTACCGTTGCATTCTCAAATTTTAAATCATTTGTACAAAATTTTGTAAAGATTTTTAATGTTTTTTCTGGTAATAAATTATCATAAATTTGTATATAAGTGTTTAACTTATCCATACTTAAGTTTGTATTTTTTATTTCCATGATTTTTTATACCACCATTTATTTTTATACTTATTAATGAATTTTGAAAATAGTTTAAATTTTTCTAATTGTAGTTCAGTATCTTTTGTACAAGTCAAATTCATTTGCCAATTATCTCTTTTAAACGGTATTACTTGAACAAAAGGTGTGCCCTCTTTTATTATGCTTTTTAGCACTGGGTATTTATCACCATTTATAACAAAGGGAAAATTTATTTCATTAGCATAGGAATCTGTATCTACTATTGCTGGGATTATAGAAAACCTGTCATCGCTATTGTTTAAAGGTGGTAAAAACAAGCATGAATATCCAAAGGGAGTTTTTATTGTCCAAGGGTTCATAATTTTAAGAAAAGGTAGATTTTTGTTTTTTTTAGTTAAAGGACATTCATCGCCCAATTGATGGGTGGGGTGTGAATCATCGGCTTCATTTACATTTAGATTAAATGGGCTACGCTCTAGACCTGAAGTGATTTTTGTCGTTCTTTCTTGATTCTTAATTACATTATGTTCAATATAAACATCAATAGGTATTTTAAGAATATATCCCGCTGTCAATGAATCTAAAACAGGTATACAGCCTTTTATAGTTCTGTTGGTAAAAGTGTGTTCTAGTTTTTTGAACCAATCAGGTATATTTAACTTACAAGGTATTGGATGAATATTTTTGTTTTGTAAAATACTTTTTTTTGCACTAAACTCTATGACGTTTTTGAGCATAGAACATATATAAAGATATTAAGGTATTTGTAAAGTGTTAAAATAAGTGATTGAATTATCCTCACAATATTTTTCCCAACTTTTTCCTAAAGGATAAGTTAAAGAATTAACATCAAAAGTATCTATATAGTCTTTATAACTACTCAGTGCAGTAACCATAGGGTTAGATGGACGACCTTCGATAGAAGAATTTAATTCAGATTTGATTTGATTTAAATACGACCTAAGAGCATTTGCATCTTCAAAATCTATTACTTTATCGGTATAAGAAACCGTATCTCCATGTAACTCAGCATATTTAGTATTATTTTTAATTAATTGAAAATCAGAATTAGAAATTTGTTTTACTGTATAGTTAGCTTCATTTATACCCATTGAGGCTTTATCTTCATCAGTTGATATTCTGTAAAGACCCCCTATTCCATCTGATGTAAAAAATAAACTTGCCATTATGCTCTATCCTCCAATATTGCTAAAAAACCCCCTGAGCCTGTACCACCATTTGAGGGATTACTGTTTCCTGCATATCCTGGACCACCGTTTCCACCAGCACCAACATTAACTCCAAATAAATAATTTCTGTTAAACCCAGTTGCATTAGCTCCAGGTGCATTACCCCCACTACCTGAAGGACCATTACTTCCAGGTTGTCCACCGGCACCTCCGTTACCACCATTCGCAGTCGCTAAGTTAGTGACATTTGAATTACCTCCAGCGCCTCCCGGGTCACCAGAATTATTTCTTCCAAATCCACCGTTGCCACCCCCTCCTAAAGAGTATGGATACCCTGTTCCACCAGTGACAGATACTGTGAATAAGCCGTAGCCTCCGGAACCACCTGAACCACCATCTCGATAGCCACTTCCGCCACCGCCACCGCCAGCGCCCGATAAATAAACTTGAGCTTTGTTTGCGGCAGGGTTTGCAGTGTATGTTCCTGATGTAGGTCCAGTAGCATAAACTATTGCCGGTTCAAAAACACCACCACCTGCTACTCCACTTGATGCAGATGTAATTCTTCCTTGTGCATCCACAGTAATATTAGCAGTTGTGTAAGATCCTGCGGCTACTGCAGTGTTAGCAAGTTTATCTGCAGTTACAGCGTCATTTACTATTTGCGTAGTATCAACTTCATTTGCATCAATAGCACCGTTATCTATAATTGTATTTCCATTTGAAATAATACCCATAGTATCTCCTTAAATTTTTTCTAATTTCAATCTAAATTTTTCATTAGATTTGTTGTTGATTAAGTATATATCGTCCGAACCTTCCTGTAAAGTCCAGCTCCCTTTTGTTCCGTCAACTATATTACCCTCAGTTTTATGCTCATTATTTAAATGCAAGTCTCCTGTATAAATGTTTTGCCACACATTTCCTAAAGCCCCTAAATCGTACGTGTCATTTGCACCAGGTAGTATGTTCCCTGTAGCTGTAATTTCACCAGTTGCGATAGCTCCTAAATTTGCAGTAACATCTATAATATCTGTACCATTACTATAAACTATTTTGATTCCTTTATTAGTAGTAGAAAAAGTAGGTCCTGTACCACTAGCAGTTTTAAATTCTACGGTAAAAGCACCTGTAGTATTGTTATAAACTATATAAGATTTTTCTATACCATCAGGAACTGTAACAACTTGATTTCCAGTAATTGTCCCCGATAATTCAATAATTAAATTTCTTGCATCAGAAGATGTGGTAGATCCATCAGCTATTAATAAAACAGTAGTTTGAGCTCCACCTGCAATAGATTTATTTACGTAACCTTGAATCTGTTCTACAATTTCTAAATTAGTATTTGTTTTAGTTCCCCAAGTACCAGCATTAGCGCCAGTAACCATAAGTTCAATACCAAGATTAGTGTATGATGATGTCATAATGTTATTATATCCTCTCTAAGCTGCTAGATCAACCTCAGTCCAAACGTTAGATACACCTGGGTCTATTTCCGCCCAAGCTGTAATATTAGGATTTCCTGTATTTGTTTGTAACTGAATTCCAGTAACGTTTACATCTGCATTTGCTGTTACTGTAACAGATCCTATAGAAGTGGACATTTGTATACCTGTAACTTCAGCTACAACTACTGCATCTACTGTTCCAACTGAACCTGTTAATTGAATACCTGTTAATTCAACATTAGCGTCTGCTGTAGGAGTTTCTTCTCCCATAGACATTGTTAACTCTTGACCAGTAACTTCAACACTTACATCTGTAAATGCAAACTCATCCCCTAATGTTAAAGTTAATTGTTGTCCTGTAACAGCTACACTACCATTAATTGTGAAAGACACATCACCAACAGAACCTGTTAATTGTGATCCTGAGACAGAAACATCAGCATTTCCAGTTGTAGTTACTGAACCAATCGATGTAATTATATCGTGCTCTGTAACTATAACGCTTACATTACCATCAGCAGAAACAGAATAAGTTCCAAGTGAAATGTTTGCTTGTGATCCTGTTACATCTATATCAGCAGTTATTTCAAAAGATACATCATTAGTTGAAAGTGTTAGCTCAGATCCTATTACTGGAACATTAGCGTCTGCAGATATAGTTGAGTCTCCTACAGAACCTTGCAATAAGAAACTTGGAAGTTGTCCCGCACCTGTTGTCGCTTCAATTGTAACACTTGGTATAAAGAAAGTGCTAGGACTTAATGTTGCAAAAGGAGCTTCTCCAAAAGCAGTTAATGTATCTTGTGTAGAAGTTTTGTTTGTTATAGATAACTGAATACCAGTAATAGGCACGCCTACATTTATGTCTTCTTCACCTATAAAAGTTTGTAAAGAGATACCAGTCGTAGAAGCAATAACTGAACTTCCTGCCACAGCACCAGCGTTAGTAATTGTTGCTTGAATGCCTGTTACCGGTACATTAGCTGTACCTGTATTAGACTCTTCTCCCATAGATGATGTAAGAACAGTTCCTAGAGGATAAGCAATTACATCATTTGCTTCAGATGAAAAAGCCGCTTCAGAATATGCGGTAATACCTAGAGCCATAGGTTAGGCTCCTTTTTTGTCTACTTTTTTATTTTCTTTAGGTAATTCTTTTTTTAGTAGATCAGAATAATGTTTTTGTAAAACTTCTAAATCAGTAAATTGAATAGTTAACTGTTGTTTTTGAAGAGCTATATTTTGAAGTTTTTGTACAACTATTTTACCTTGATCTGATAATTTCTCACTGTCATATTCTTTTTTGTCAAAATTGAATATCATTACATTTCCTCTAATTTAAATCTGTATTTTTTACCAGATTTATTATTTAAAATATATAAATCTTCAGCACCCTCTTGAATAGTCCAATTACCTTTAGTGCCATCAACAGCATTACCTTCTTCTTTTGCTTCGTTAGATAAATGTAAGTCTCCAGTGTATATGTTTCTCCAAACATTTCCTGATGCACCTAGATCGTAAAGGTCGTTTGCTCCAGGAACTACCGCACCTGTTACTGTTAAAGTAGAACCGTCAAATGTCATGTTTGCTTCAGCATTCATCGCATCTGTGCCAGTTGCAGTAAGAACTCTGTTATTAGAGCCATTAGTCATGAAGTCAGATACATCAACAGAAATTGCATCTGCAGCTACATCAATACCTGTTCCTGCTCCTACATCTAAATTTATAGTCCCTGAAGTAGTAACTGTTCCACCACCAGTTAAACCAGCTCCAGCAGTTACTCCTACGGAAGTTACCGTTCCAGTATTTGTAGTAAATCCAGAATCGTTATTAAATCCTGAGATATTAATATTTGCTTTTGTTAATTTCTTTTGAGCATTAACTGAATCAACTACAACAAAAAAATCACCATCTGCATCAGATGTTGAAGTAGTTAATTCTGATAAATCTACGTCAAGTGTAACAGTTCCTGTAGTTCCACCGCCATCTAATAATGTACCTGCGGTAACCCCTTGTATATATCTACTATCTAAATCTACATTATCTGATTGAACATCAGTGACATGGCCAAAACCATCTACGGTAAGATTAATATTTGCAGTTACAGTTCCGCCAGAGTTTCCTGTCTGGCCGTAAGTACCACTTAAAGTAGAAGTATCGGCATGAGCAACTTGATCCGCTGTAACAGATATACCTGAGCCTGCACCAACATTTAATGTAACAAGACCTGATGATCCACCACCGGTTAAACCATCTCCTGCTGTAACACCTGTAATATCTCCAGTAGTTGGAGTTTGATATTCTAGAGCAGTTCCAGCTCCATTAACTGCAAGAACTTGATTTGCAGTTCCAATAGTAGTTAAACCAGTTCCACCTTTTGTTGTTGGAACCGTAGGTAATCTGTCTGATGCTAAAGTTCCTGAGGAAACATTTGAAGCATTTAATGCTGTTAAAGCACTTCCATTTAAAGCTGGTAAAGTTGCAGGGAATCTTGCGTCAGGTATTGTACCAGAAGCTAAGTCAGCTGCATCTAAACTACCAGAAATAGTACCACTAGCAACTATATTACCTGTTACATCTAATTTTTCTTGCGGATCATTATTTCCAATTCCTACATCACGGCCAGTAATATTAAACTCACCTGGAAGTATTTCAAGTGCCGCAAATCCACCAATTTGAATTTGAAAATAGTTTGCGCCTCCAAAGCCAAATTTAGTATCAGTGTCACCATCGTGTGTAATGTATTGAGGTATGAATACGTCAGTACCATCAAATGTAAAAGTACTTTCTGCCTCTAGGGTATCAGCAGTATTGCTTCCTGTTATAATTCTATTATCAGCATTGTTGTTAATTGTAGTTAAAGTAATGTCTTGATATTCTAAAGCTGTTGCACCTGAGTTTACGGCAAGAACTTGGTTTGCAGTCCCGATAGTAGTTAACCCTGTACCACCTTTTGTTGTTGGTACAGTTGGTAATCTATCAGAAGCTAAAGTTCCTGAAGCAACATTAGTTGCATTTAAATCTGTAAGTGCTGAACCATTTAAAGCTGGTAATGTAGCAGGAAATCTTGCATCAGGTAAAGTTCCTGAAGCTAAATTATCTGCATTTAAATTTGTTAAGTTAGATCCATTGTTTGCAACAATGTTTCCACTAGAATCAAGGATAACGGCTTTGGAAGCAGGTAATGTACAAAATACATTTTTAGTTCCTGCAGAAAAGTTTACTGCAGCATCACTGTTTGATGATGATAAAATTGTATCTCTAGATAAAGTATCGGTTGCAGCATCTGTAACTGTACCAAGGCCAACTTCAAACTCACCATTTTCGTTTACAATAGAATAGTAAGTTGTGTTTCCATTACCTATTGCAGTTACAAAAGATTCAAATCCCGAAACTGCACCACCTAGATCAAATGTACCTGTACCAGTAGTAGTAGAGGTTTCTTTTACTCTATCATTTACCACCAAAGCCATTTTAACTCCTTTTTAATTAAGCGATTCTTAAAATTGCAGCAGAGGTTGTGAATGCAGGGAACTGGATTGTAAATGTTCCAGATGTTGCAGTCTTGTCTCCACCAAAATCTAATACAGCAACTGCTTCAGTAGTACCAGTACCACCGTCTGTAGTTGTGTTGTAAATCAAAGCACCTCTAGCTGTTAGTGTAACTCCAGTGAAAGATAAATCAGCAAAGTTAGTTATTGCTACTCCTGATGAAACTTTTACACCGCTGTTTACTAAAGCTTTTCCACCCGCAGAATAACCTGACGGTGAAGTAACTTCTCCAGATGATGAATAGTTAGTTGTTGAAGCACCTAATGTAGCAGTTGAAACATACATTGCTAATTTAAACGTATCTCCACCTGCGCTATCAAAATCGTGCTCACCACCCATCAATTGTTTTTTAAATGAATTGCAAATTGCATTAGTTGTGATTGCCATAATATATATTCTCCTATTTTAATAATGTGTTTGGCGATGGTGAAGGTATTTGTATTCTTGGTACCCCATCATCGTATTCCGCACGTCTTCGTCTCCCCATTTGTTGAAGAGCAAAATTCTGTACTTCTTCATTATACTTACTTTCATACAGCTTGTACATATCCATGGGGCCTTTTAAATATCTAAAAGCTTCTGATAGTACACCATGTAATAACATTGATTCTTGATAAGTTGAAAGAAAGGTGTTGTTTGAAGCTGTAAACTGTGGTGGATCCGTGATGTAGTTAATTTGAATTGTGTAAGCTGAATCTGGAATAGGAGCTACTAATATATTAAAATCGTCCCAATTTGCCCAGTATTTAGGCTCACCTGTAGCAGCATTATTATTATATTCCGATATAAAACTTGTATCTCTTTTTTCTAAAAAAGTTCTTGTTGAACCATTTATCATTTGAACTGATCTCATAATAGTTAAATCAGCAGGTAAACTTACATATCTATTCCCAGAAGTAAAAGTAGATGTTGAATATTTTCTAAGATCATCATAATCAACTTTACCGGCTACGTCTAACTCTACTGATCTAATAAAGTTTTGTATAAGAGTATCACTTAAAACATTACTACTTACTTCTGTATAGTTTCTTACTTGTGTTAAAAAATCTGCGTAAGTTATAGCCATTATGAAATCTCCACTGTTACTGAATTTATATTCATTAATAATTCTCTTCTTCTATTTTGCAAAGATGGGTCTGCAGGTACCATTACAGTTTGACCTTGTGTAATATAAGCAAAGTCACCAGGTAATGTTAAATCAGCAACACCAACCATAGAACCACCTGAATCCGCATAGACACCATCAATATTAGTCGGTTGTTGAAATTTTTGAGCTCTACTATTTTGTAATGCTATGGCATCTGCAACAATTCTTTTTCTTCTAATTTGAGGGTGTTTAGGTTCAAACTCAGAATAATGCACTAAAGATCCATTCCATTCTTTAACCATTTCAGTATATGGAAATGCCATACCTGATCTATCAGATATTGCTAGTGATCTTTTACCTGTTGCCCATTTAGCCA